CTGCTCGGGATTAAAGGTTCATAGAGGCCCTTAATAGCCCCTAGAAGGTGGGTTAAATGCTGAGGTAAGTGGTGGGTAGCCTGACATAGTGATAATTGATTATAGGAGGTTTAAATGAAAGATATGTATTCACCTACGGGTTGGGAAAATGCTGTAGACTGTGGTAATACACTTGGTAGTGAATATCCGTGCACTTTGAAGAAAACAGCACCAGCCACACAGCAAGCGGTGGATGGTTCCACAAGGTGGTTCACCGTTGTCTACAAAGACATTAGTCCCGGTGACGAAGCGAGATTGCTGGGCGAGCATCCAAAAGCATCAGCAATGAGTTGGAGCCACGCGCTGCGGGATCGTGACGCAGCGCGTGGCTCGGCAGAAAGCGTGAATCAAAATAATCTTGAAAGTCTTCTAGAACTTATTGACAACTTCGCAGAAACCCGGCATACTTGCGGACATTTGACTTATAACCTAAAGAGCAATGAATCTCGACAGAAGGTTATTGCAGCACTTAAAGGAAAAGTATGACATTTCGATATAACACCCTAGAAGAAGCTCTGCCTAACGTTAAGTTTGTGGTAGAATGCAACTCTTTTGAACAACTTCAACTGTGGAAGCAGTACAAAGATGAAGTGAGCTGGGAAGAAAATCTTTGCGGATTCATGCCCAAAGTAGGAGAGCTTTGTGGGCGACCGATTCACCTTGAGACTCATTTTGCTAAAATTCACGGTAAGACTGTGATGTTCTATGAAGCATGTAGCCAGCTTGTGGATTACTTGCAAGTAGATGATTGGCTAATTAAGAATGCATATCCTCATTGCGGGTATGATGAAAACTCCGGAGGTTGTCATCCACGTACAAACGCAATGAATTTTCATATTTGCGTCCATAAAATGAAAGAAGACTAACATGGAAATAATCCTAATCATCCAAGGTATCTTGATTGCTCTTCTGGTTTGGAGGGTAATTACACTAGGAAATCAAAACGAGAAAATGCTGAAATGGCAAGACAATGTAGTAGCATTTCAGAGTGCTCAGGTGTATTTGAATGGAACGCAACGAGAGATTAATTCCTTGCTTGCTAAAGAGGTTGCTAATCTTAATTTGATTGTAAAGGATGAAGTATGAAGGTGCACATTGGGCCGTATCCAGACGGAGATGAAGAACGTAAGGTTGAGATTCAGATTGATCCTTGGGATTCTTGGAACGCCGGTCATACAATTGCTATGATTGCTGTTCCAATTCTGAAGCAATTACAAGCCACAAAGCATGGATCGCCTTATACAGACGATGAAGATGTGCCAGAAAATCTCAGAAGCACTTCAGCAAAACCTAAAGAAAACGAGTGGGACACTGATGAGTTCCATCATCAACGCTGGGAACATATCCTTTCGGAAATGATTTGGGCTTTGGAACAATTAGTGGAAAGTAAAGAAGACGACTTCTTTCATTGGGATAAAACTCAACCAGCAGAAGAAGGAAGTATCGGAGATATGTTTGGACTTGGTACTTGTACAATTGACAGAGAAGGTCTAGATGCATATAATGCACGAATCAAACGCGGTACTACTCTTTTTGGGAAGTACCTAAAATCTTGTTGGGATTGATTAAGGAGGACTAATTGAGTCGTAAACGCTACCATATTCTTGCTAAATGCTACGATAAGAGAAAAAGAGTAATTTCAGTAGGAGAGAATTCCTATACTAAGACCAGCACTATCATGAGTCATTTCGCAGAGAAAGCTGGACTTCCAGATAAACTCTATTGGCACGCAGAGGGGTTAGCTTTGGTGCGTTGCAAGGATAAGGTTCCATATAGACTTACAGTAGAGCGTTACGACAACCAAGGAGAACAGGCTCTGGCAGCACCTTGTCCTGTTTGTAAAGAAATGATTAAGACATGGGGAGTAAAGATTTTGGAATACACATCACCTGATGGATGGGTTAAGGAGGTTTTATGAAAGAGAAGTATCTCTCAGCCATGATGGATATGACCCTTCGCTTTGCTGAGACTTCAGAAGCACAACGGCTAAAGGTTGCTGCAATGCTTGTTAAGCGAGGGTCTATCTTAGCTATCGGAATCAATGGTACATACCCAGGATGGGAAACTAACGAATGCGAAGATGAAACAGGTCAGACGGCATGGTTTACTAGGCACGCAGAGGAAGCCTGTTTAAGTCGTATGCTGCACTCTAATGAGACTACTGATGATTCAATCATGCTAGTGACCCATGCTCCCTGTAAGATGTGCAGTTTGAGGATCAAAGAGGCTGGTGTACGCTCTGTGTTTTATCGAAACGACTACCGCGATTTGAGTGGTGTTGAATATTTGCAACAGTCAGGTGTAGAAGTTAAGAAGATTTGAAACATACCGTGACATATCTGGGCTTGAGAGCGAACAAAGGGAGCGAATGGAGCCAAAGGCTCTTGACTTACTGAAACAAGCAGGTATAATCACAAGACAGGTTCAACTACAAGAGAGCACGTAAGTGCGAACGCAAAGTAAGGAGTAACATTTTGACAACAACATTGGTGAAATCATGAGCACATACACACCTAATTCATGGGTTATCGTTAAGATTCAATCCGAGAAATACGGAACGATCTATAAGGTTCTAGCAGGATGGTCTGGGAGTTATCTCTATGGTGCTTCTTGGAAGCTATCTTCGGGGATTGTTACCTTTGAAGACAAGGGGGAGCATTACGAATCCTTACAAGATTCTGGAAGTACTTACGTGCTGTATAAGAGTTCAGAGAGAATGAGTGCTATTATGGCTAGTACTTTTGCGAGTTTTGAAGAGGAACTTAAAGGTATCAATGGTACAATTGAAGTGATTGATTCAAGAGATTACGTGAATAATAGCAAAGGAGTGAATGAGTGACTAACAAAATCTACGCTAAAGACCTTGCACGAGCAATGTCCGAAACATCTGATAAGATGTACACCATCTACGAATGTCAGGACTTCTTGGATATCTTCCAAAGGACTATTGAAGGGCTGATGCTTGAAGGAACTCAAGTAACTCTTACAGGTTTTGGTTCATTCGCTCCTAAGTACAGCAAGCCTAGAGTTATGACTTCTGGGCTTACAGGAAAGGATTATGAAGTCCCTGCTGGAATGACTATGAAGTTCGTGGTGAGTCCTGCGTTTCAGGAGACTCTAAAATCTAAGTTCAGTGAAAGGAAGAATCATGAGTGACAATAAATCAGACGTTGAACGTTTTTACGATGCTGTAGCTGCTAAGTTCGGAGTACAGCGAAAGTACCATGAGTTGCATCCTATGGAGCAAATGCAGTTAGTGCAAGCCGTGAACGTTATTTTACAGGTTGTGAGGGATTAACATGACTGAACGACAACTAATCTATTCCGCTTGGAAGACACCAGACGGTACGCTTCTGCACTCACGTCACCGACATGACTATTGTGAGCACTTTGATGCTGTGTCTAAGGAGTGGTACATTCTAGACGGTGGTACAGATTATATTCGCTGTTCTGTCAATACTGTACCGCCAGAAGATTTGACGCTATACGCTGACGACCCTCACGAGAAGATCAGGGAAGTATTCGTCTGGAAGTCCTACGGAAAGAACTTCTCGCAGCCTGAAGGGGTTTATACACTGCTGAAGGATTTGACGGATGAGCATTTAGGTAATATCATTGCTACACAAACGCATCTTCCTGAGTACATACTGGAGATGTTTAGGAATGAGCAACTGTTTCGGAAGGAAAACCAATGCTAACAATTCAAGACTGGCTTTACGCTGGTTACAAGCGCTATGACAATTACCAGTACAAGAGTGCAGACTTTCTCTTGCAGAAACGTTTTGATGACGACAAAGGTAAGAAGTACTGCATTGACATTTTGGTGTACGAGCATTCAAAGCATGAGTACTACAATCGCAACCCTGCCTTGCCACCTGTGAGTTTTCAACCCGAAGTGCAGTTTCAGCGAGGAGATAAGATGACATTGGACATGACGTTCCTAATGAATCGAGACAGCACCATTGCTGAGATTGAACAAGAGGTTGAGTGCTTTTGGTTGTTTTTGGAGAAGCCTTATTACCGCAAGTGGGAGGAGTAAACATGACAGTAAAAGTTAAATTCAAAGGCGATAAGATTAAGGTTCAAGCTGGTGAAGGTTATTGCTCGAATGTCAAGGACTTGTTGATTCTTAAAGACAACGGGAACGGGTACTTCGTGAAACGCAAGAGTTATGTTTCAACGGAAGCAGATCAGGTGTTTAATTTAGATTACGCTGCGTTGGAGTACTTGTACTTTGCTTATAAGGCTATTTTGGAGAAAGAGGGTCATTGTGGGAATTGATATTAGCGCGAAGTTAATCTATGGACTACCCTACTCAGACCTTCCAGAAGAGATTCTAGAAGAGGTCAATGAGATGCTTGACGATGGAGAACTTGATTATGCAAGTCCTTATTATGATGCTCCTCGGGATGAGTGGATTGTTGGGGTTGAGATTAGTGCTTGGAAGAAGGGTCATTATGATTTAGGATATGAGATTTCTCAGATTGATGACGAGATTCCAGAGATTCTTGTTAGTGATGATATTGATTTGAGTGTTTATGTTACACCTCACGTGAGCTAGTACGGAGTGCTAGTGAATAGGTTTATTGAATCGCTTGTGATAACAAATGCGATTGTTTATTGAGGAGGGTTGATGGGGAAGAAAGAAGATTTTGAAGACGGAGAACTTCTATATCACACTGCTTGCATTGGAGAAGATTGCACAAGTAGTGATGCTATGGCTGTGTATAAAAAGAAAGACGGAAAGCTAGATGCTTTCTGTTTTAGTTGTCAAGGGTACTTTAATGATTCAGAACTTGATGACGCTGGAGTAACACTACAAGAAACAAAGGTGCATAAAATTAAAGATATTGAAGTTGACTTTTCTTCTATTGAGAGCATTAAATGCAGAGGCTGGAAAGAACGGGGCATTACTCGATTCACCAGTGAGAAGTACGGAGTACACACAGAGCTAGACGAAGAGAATAATGTAGTCTCTCGTTATTACCCTGTCACAAGTAACGGTAAGGTTGTAGGGTACAAAAAACGCACACTACCAAAGACTTTTATTGGTATCGGTAACACGAAGGCTTCAAATGAACTCTTTGGCCAAAGTGTATTTGAATCAGGTCAGAAGTACCTTGTAGTTACTACAGGTGAAGAAGACGCTATGGCATTCGCTGAAGTGCTTCGGAATACTTCTGGTGGTGTAGAGTACTGGACTCCTTGTGTCTCTATCACGGCTGGTGACGGAAGTATCATTAAGCAGTTCAAAGCTAACTATGAATACCTAGCATCCTTCTCCAAAGTCGTGTTGGCATTCGATAACGATGAACCGGGTCAACGATATCTTGAAGAAGCTGCACGTATTCTTCCACCGGGGAAAGCTTTTATTGCTAAGTTTCCTCGTGATATCAAGGATGCTTGTGATATGCTCAAAGCCGGTAAGGCTGCTGAACTCAAGCAAGTGTTCTGGAAAGCTGAACCTTTTAGTCGCGTAGACGTTCTACACCTCTCTCAGATGTGGGATGACTTTGAGAATGAAGATTCCAACGTTAAGATTCCATTTCCGGGTGCTTGGAGTGGTCTTAATGAAATGATGAACGGTGGCATGGAGAAGGGTGAAATCACTGTCTTGGGTGCGTTGACCTCGATTGGTAAATCCACGTTGATTTCTAACATCGTGTATAATCTAATTGAGAACACTAATTTCAAGGTTGGTACGATGTACTTGGAGAGCACCAAGCGAGAGGTTGTGCGCGACCTTCTTTCTCTTGATGCTGGGATTAATCTTCGCACTAAAGCACGAGAAGGTATCGACATTGAAGCACTGAAGAAGCGATTCTTTGAAGGTCTAGCACGCAAGAACCAGTTCGTGTACGTTGACCATCAGGGTAGTATTAGTACATCAGAAATCTTTGATAAGTTGAACTATCTTGCCAAGGCTGAAGGTTGCGATGTTATCGTGATAGACCCCGTGCAGGCGGGGGTTAATAGTTCTGATAATGGAGCTATCATTGAGTTCATGGATACGCTTTTGAAGTTCGCTAAGGAAACAGACACAGCTATCATTGCAGTGTCACACATGAAAAAGCCTTCAGAAGATAATCCTCATGCTGTAAGCGAATACCAGTTAATGGGTTCGTCGAGCATCAATCAGATTGCTTTCAACACAATTCTATTGAGTCGAGACAAGATGAACCCTGACCCAGTGAAAAAGTCAGCCACTAAGCTACAATTGGTGAAGTGTCGTAGAACGGGTAACACTGGTGAAGCAGGTTGGTTGAAGTACGACCATGAAACAACGCACTTGTTTGCTACGTCTAACCCATATGAACAAGTAGTATCTGAGGATGAAGCACGAGAGTTGTCAAAACCTCAGAATGTAAAGATTGATTTTTAAGTAAAGGAAGCAATGAGTAATAAAGACGTGATTTATGACTTGGAAACCTACAAGAACTGTTTTACATTTACCATTGCTTTAGCTAATAACCCAGCAAAGATTCGTACCTTTGAAATCTCTGATCGAAAAGATGACACCGAAGAAATGCTGAAGTGCCTTCGTAATCTCATGAACCAAGGGTGGCGAATGGTTGGATTCAATAACATTGGATTTGACTATCCTATTCTTCATGAGATTATGATGAAAGCTGCTAAGGCTAAGTCCGAAGGGGTAAAGCCTAAGTTCACAGCTAAGTGGATTCAGAAGCTAGCACAAGAACAGATTAACTCCACGAAAGACGGAGGGTTTCCCAAGATTGTTAAAGATGAATTGATTCCGCAAGTTGATTTGTATCTAATTAACCACTTCAATAACAAGGCTAAGGCTACTTCTCTGAAGATGCTTGAAGTCAATATGCGAAGTGAAAACGTAGAGGATTTACCATTTCCTTTTGATAAGGTTCTGACTTCAGATGAAATGGATATCTTGATTAAGTACAACCAACATGACGTGCTTCAGACTATGAAGTTCTATAACTACTGCAAGGACGCTTTACAACTTCGTGAAGAACTCACGGAGAAGTTCGGGTTTGATTGCACGAATTACAACGATACGAAGATTGGTTCAGAGTTGTTTATTCGTACTCTTGAGAAAGAGCAACCGGGTAGTTGCTATGAGCAAACTTCTAGAGGTAGGAAGATGCGTCAAACAAAGCGAGATAAGATTGCTTTGAAAGATTGTCTTTTCTCTTATATCAAGTTTAACCGACCAGAGTTTCAGGCTGTTCATGAATGGTTTAAGACTCAAGTTATTACTGAAACAAAAGGAGTGTTTACTGATCTTCTTGAGCATAGACTAGGGGATGTAGCTAAGTATGCAGAAATGCTAACCAAGAAGAAGAAGATTAGTAATCCTGCTGATAATAAAGATAAGAAGTATGTACCTACAGAAAGTCACATTGCTAAGTTGCGCAAAGAACAGCCTCTTGGGTGGGTGGAAGAGAAAGAACTGAAGTCCCCTAAAGGAGCTAAGTCTTACTATTGGTGCTATCGTATTGCTGAGACTCTGAATGTGGTCATTAATGGCTTCAGATACGACTATGGTGTTGGAGGAATTCATGGTGCAAAACAAGGTATTGTTCGGACAGAAGGTGACAAAGTGTTACGAACATTAGATGTTTCATCTTTTTACCCCAACATGGCAATTAGTAATAATCTACATCCTGCACACCTTGGAACAACGTTTTGTAGAGTGTATAAAAGCCTCTACGACGAAAGAAAGAGTCATCCTAAAGGCTCAGGTGCCAACGCTGCTCTGAAGCTTGCTCTGAATGCCTCCTATGGCAATAGTGCGAATGAGTTTAGTCCACTTTATGATCCAGCTTACACAATGGCTACTACAGTAGGAGGTCAACTTTCTTTGTGCATGTTGATGGAGAGATTGATTGATGAATGTAGTGCAGAAATTATCATGTGTAACACTGATGGTTTTGAGTACTTGATTGATAAATCCTATATTGATAAAGCGGATTCTTTGGTGAAGGAGTGGGAAAATACTACTAAGCTAGAAATGGAAGGCGATACTTATGCTGTGATGTATATTGCAAACGTGAATAATTATATTTCGATAACTACTTCTGGTAAGGTAAAGACAAAGGGAGCATATGAAATTCCCGATTACAAAAAGGAAGGTTATAAAAATATCGCTTTTGAAAAACATGGTTGGCATAAAAACCACTCTGCTTTTGTCATTCCTTTAGCTGCAGTGGAGTTTCTTGTTAACGATAAACCTATTGAATACACAATCATGAATTGGGATAACCCTTACGATTTTTTGTTGAGAACTAAGGTTCCTCGTAGTAGTCGCTTAGTTTTGTGTTATGATGATGGGAGAGAAGAACTTCAACAAAATATTTGTAGGTACTATCCATCTGTCAATGGTGGAAAGTTAGTAAAAATTATGCCACCCTTGGAGCAAGGTGGGGAAGAGCGACGATTAGGTATTGACACTGATTGGAATGTGCAAACATGTAACAATATTAAGGATTTTACATGGAATCTAAATTATGATTACTACATCAGTGAAGCAAATAAATTAGTTAATGCTATAACAATAGGAGGAGATATAGTTGAAATGGAATGAGTATTTTTATTACGATGAAACAAGCCCAACAGGTTTGAGATGGAACAGAGATGTTTTTGCTGGTAGAACAGGTAAAAGTAGAATTGTTGCAAAAGGTGATGTAGCAGGAAACTTGGCGACCTATAAGAACGGTCTACCAAAATGTGTTGATGTTGGGTTTAACAATAAATTAGTTAAAGCACACAGAATAATCCATGAAATGTTGATTGGAGAAATACCTAAAGGATACGTTGTGGATCACCTCGACCAGAATCCTTGGAACAACAAAGTTGAAAATTTATGTGCAAAACCAAAAGCCTTGAACCACAGAAACACTAAAATGATTGCCACGAATACTTCTGGTGTTACAGGAGTAAGTTGGCAAACAATGAACAAAGGTAAGCACACTTATGCCGTGGGTGAAGTAAGGTTAAATGGGAAAAATTTCTCCGCACGTTTCGGTGTTCATCACTATGGGCTTCTTCCAGCTTTCAGGTTAGCATTCTTGTGGCGTGAAAACAAAATTAAGGAACTCAATGAAAAATTTGATGCTGGTTTTACTGAACTTCATGGTGTAGAATGCAAACACACTTCCACTACTTGTACAACTCCGAATTCTCCTGTATAATCAAACTCAGTGACTCAGGAACAGAACTCCAGCGAATCAGCATCCCTCGGTCTGACCTGATGAAACTTGCTCTGGTTTGCTGGGAGAGTTCGATTGATAAAC